CTTCATCTCCTTGGAGATGTTCTCGCTGATGGACTTCTTGCCGTAACCCTGTTTCAGAGGCATATCAGGCTCCTGATGTGAAAACGCGGGCGGTAGTCAGCGACCGCCGCCCGCGCTATTGTGGCATCGGCCGATCAGCTCATGCGGTAGATCGTGAACGTATCCGCCGCAGTCTTGCGCACTCGGAAGTGACCCGAGGTGCTGTGGGCCACCGCGCCACTGCCGACGATGGTGATGCCAGCCACACCGCCGCCAACAGACACGGTGAAGGTGTTGGCGCCGCCCGTGTTGATGACGTAGAAGTCGAAGCTGTCATCCACAGCCAGGCTGCTTGCCGCATCGATGATCGCGCCGGTATCAGGCGTAGCGGTCACGGCAGCGGCCGTGGTCGACGTCACAATGCCACCGAGCATCATGGCCGCCGTCAGGGTGCCAGTCGCGTTCAGCGCGTTGGGCGTGGCCTGGTGCTGCCAGTCGCCATCGTCGCCGACCACCGGAGCGGTGCCCACCGCGTACAGGACGGGGTATGCACCAGCTTCGATGATGATCGTTGCGCCATCGGTGAACGCCGACGACGTGTAGATCGTGTCGGTCACCGTCTGGATCAGATCGTTCTGCGACGGGTAGTTGGGGAAGCCCACCACCTGATAGACCAGGGCCTCGCCGGCGGTCTTGACGGCGATCTTCTGGTTGGCGGTGAGGGTGATGGTTGCGGTGCCTTGCGCCGCGATGATCTCGTAGGACACTTGGATGCTCCTTGAATCGGGTTGCGACACGGGCCGGTGTTACCCGGCCCGCTGCGTCATCACGGCTGGGCGGTGCTCTGGCCGAACAGCAGGATGCCGGACATTTCCGGCTGCTTGTTGACCACGCCGAACAGGGTGTCGAGGCGGTACTTCGTCTTCATGGTGTTGACGTCGTACTGCTTCTGCATCACCAGTTCGATGCCCTGATCGGTGCTGGCGCGCATCACTGCGGCACCCGCATCGGTCGGCACGGCGTAGCGACCCGGCAGGATTTCCAGCGCGTCCTTCTGCCAGAAGCAGTTGATCGGCGCAGCAACCGTGTTCAGTCGCGTGACCGTGGCGCTGGCGCTGGCCGTCACTTCGCAGTTCTGGTACTGCTTCTCGGCATCGCTGCCGCCCTGCGCCGAGATGATCGGCGGGGTGATGACCATCGTGGTGCCGTTGAGCACCTGCACGACCCGGAAGGTCTTGCGCGTGCCGGTGGCCGACTTGGTGATGTGATGCACCGACTCGATGCCCTCGATGCGGAACACGTCACCCGCTCGCAGATCGGCCGTGGCGGTCACGGTGACGGTCTGGAAGCGGTTGTCCACGTTGGACGACTCGCCAGTGGCGGACACGCTGGTGGCGACCGGAACGTAGTAGTTGCCGGCAGCGGTGCGGGTGTCGATCGTCGTGTTCGAGCCCGTCACCGCACGGATGCGATTGGCGTAGTCGAACTTGTACGTCATGAACCCGGCCACGTCGCCAACCAGGCCACGGCGGTAGGCTTGATCGGAAATCCCGTTGCCGAAGGAGCGGGTGTCCTTGGCGAGGTTGCCGGCCATGCCGTTGTAGTCGCGGCTCGACAGCGCCAGATAGCGGTCGAACTGCTGGACGCCGATCTCGTTGAACGCCGTGTCGCACTCGGCCACGTCCTCGTAGCTGCCGGCAGCACTGGTGATGCACACCGCAACCGAACCCAGGTTCGCCGCAGCGCCCATGATGGCCAGGTTGATGTCGGAGGCGAGCTTCTGCTTGGCGGCGTCGCCGAGGCGACCCTCTTGCAGCGTGTCGCGGAGTTCCAGCGCGTCCATGATCCACGGCACCGACTTCTGGTAGCCCAGCGTGGCGGGCACCGAGAGTTGGGTCATGCCCTGGAAGTTCAGCGTCTGGTCCATGCCGTCGTAGGACTGCGCGATGTACGGCTGCGGACGCCAGATGACGTTGTTGGTCCGCTCCATCATCGAACCGTCGGTGCGGTACATCGAGACGTTGCGCGACAGCACAAGCGCGTCGTTAAAGCCTTCGAGGATGTCCTCGAACGCTACGCGCTCTTCCTTGGAAAAACTGTTGGCCATGATGGCTCCTGAGAATGAATGAGTGACGATTGCGGCTGGGGCCGCGCCTGATACTCACCAGTCAGAGCCGGCGGACGCTCATGGGGTGTGCTCTGCCGATTTCTGGCTGGCGAGACCTGCACTTGGCGCGAATGTATCACATCCTGCGCCAGGTGCAATAGGTCAGCGGCCTTTTGCCTTGAGTTGCTGCCGATACTTGAACACCTTGGAGTAATCGCCGGTGCGCTCCGCTTCTGCGCGCAAGCGATCCAGATTGCTGTCCACGGCGCCGCTGATCGGTGCGGTGCTGCGCACGCTGGATTCCGGCGGCGGCGGGGTTTTGCGAGGTGCGACTTTCAACTGTGCCTCCAGTTTCGCCACAGCGAATGCGAATTTCACGGGATCGGTGATGGCCGCGAGTTCCTTGGCCTTTTTGGGGTTCTTGCCCAGCGCATAGACCACCATCGCGGGGTTGTCCGCGCCTTGCAACAGAACGCCCTGCTGGACGGTGTTCAGCGCTTCCTGCACCGTGGCTTCCGCGTCGTCGTAGTCGCGGACTTTCAGTGACTGTTTGGCGCTGCCGTATGCCTCAAGTTTGGCTTGCCATGCCTGCATCTGCTGCTGCTCGGCCTGCTTGACTTTGGACTGGAAGTCATCGACCTGGCGCTTCTGGCTGTACCACTGCTCCAGCGCTGCTTCGTACTTCGCGGAGTCATAGTCCATGCCCTCCAGCGTTGGCTTCGTCCCCAGGCGAGGCACAGCCTGCTGCGGCTGCGCTTGCTGGAGCTTGGCCTCCAGTTCGCGGATGCGCTTCTGATCCTCGCGGTTCTTCTTGCGCAACTCGTTCACCCAGTTTTTGCTGGGCTGCTCTTCCTCTTCGGCCGGCTGCTCATCGCCGATGGTGACGACGACCTCCTCCGGCTCCTCCGGCTCAGGCGCCGGTGCTGCGGCCTGCACCTCGGGGGCTGGCGCTTCTTCGATGACTGCTTCTTCAGTTTCGGTGCTCATTGGATCTCCGTCTCGGCCATTGGAGGCTGGCCGGTTGCCTGTGGGTCATTCGAAGCCCGTGCTGTCCGAGTAGGCTCCAGCGACATCGCCGGCAGACCAGCCGCCGCCAGTGAAATCGCCGCCAGAGTATGAACTTTCGTTTGGTTGTCCGCCAGTAAACTGAGGCCCAAACTGCTCCATCGTAGATGTTCCTTGAAGAATGCTTTGATTCAATGCCTCCAAGACTGGGGCCATGTTTGTCTGCTGCATTTGACCAACAGGAACGCCGGCAACGATTGCGTTGTAAAACGCTGGGTCGTTAAACAAGGCGTTTGTTTGGTCAATTGGCGCAAGTTCTGGCGTAATGGAATAAAGGCCGCCGTCAAAAACCATAGATGGAACTGCTGTTTCCAGTGGCGCGCGTGTCTCAAACAGCGGCACTTCTTCTGGGCCAAAAACGTTGCGCGCAAAACTGTCTCGCAGGTTCTGCAACCCCTGCAAAAACCCGCCAAACGGCGCGGCCGCTGTTGCCTGCCCACCACCCACGCCCATCGCGCCGGCCATCAACTCCATCGGCGTCCTGCCAGTCAGCGCAAGCGACGGAATCGTCGTCATCGGGCTCATGAGTGCGCTGACGGCGCGGCTCAGGTTCTGGAACTCTGCTGCGCGGCCTTCCGGCGTTGCCAGTCGCTCACCAATCGGCGGACCCTGATACGTCGACGGAAACTCATACCCGCCGCCCTGATCGACCATCATTGGCGGCCGAATCATCGGCGCAGCGGCCTGCGGCGCGGCAGGCGTAGCCGGCGCCATCACAGGCCCCGTCAGCGACACCAGCGGGGCAAAGCGGATCGGGGTGTAGCCTGCGGCAAACCCTGCGCCGCCACCGAGGGACATATCAGTTGCCATTCTGGGCTCCCATCATCGAGTTCATTGCCGTCAGCGTGTCGAGCACCAACCTGCGGTCTTCCAGCGACATCTTGGCCAGCGCTTCCTGCGCCTTGGCCCGCTTCAACTGGGCATCGGCCATCGCGTTCACGGTGTCGGCCTGTGCCTTCTGCGCCAGCGCACGCTCCTTCTCGGACGCCGCCTCGACGTACAGCGTATTCGGGTCAGGCTTCTGGTTCTGCTGCGCCTGGGCCATCATCTCGGCTTCTTCGTCAGTCGGCTTCATCACGCCGGCCATCACCAGTTCGCGGCGCATGTAGTCGGCCACCTCTTGGATGCCGTCGCCCTCAAGGTTCTGCATCATCACAGCCAACAACATCTTCTGCACCTGGGGGTCGCCTGCCGCGAACTGCATCATGCCCATCAGGGTGCGCCGCGTTGATGCGCGCTGCGTGGCAAACGATGGGCCGACATTGGAGACGACATCAAAATCTGCGGCCGACAGGTCGTTCTCGTAAACCATCTCGCCGTTCTCGCCCAATGCCGGCTTCAGCAGCTCAATGGTGTCGGTCTTGCCCTGCTCGTTGAGGCCCTTCATCTTGCGCCTGGGCTCGACGTAGACATCCTTTGCCATCGACAGCCAGATCTCGCCACTGCGTTGCACGGCCTTGGCGTAGTTGGAGATGTACAGGAACGCCTGCGAGGCCAGGCGTTGCTGGACCATCTCCATCGCATCGCCGCTGATGTTGGAGACAACCTTGTCACCCTCCTGCTGGTTGCCCAGGATGTCAGACATGTCCTGCTCGGTCAACTGGAGCAGGGCGGCCATTGCAGGCGGGATGGCAGGAGACTTCGTGTAGGCGACAGGACCGCTAATCTGCTGCGAGCCGTCAGGTCCAGTCACAGGATTGACCAGCAGGTACGGGTAATTCTTGAGGTTGTCCTCGGCCCACAGCACCTGATGGCCTGCAACCTGCTCGGGCGTCATGATCGGCTTTTCGACGCTCGACAGTGCGCTGATCTCGCCGAGCTTCGACAACTGCATGTTCTTCAGCCGCTGCGCGTCCTTCGCCAGCCGCACGATGCCCATGCACCGCTCGATGTTGTCGATGAACCACCGCTTGCCATACACCGGCACGATCGGAATATTCTTGCCCGCGATATATCCGTCGTCTCGCAGGATCTTCCCGCCTGACATCAGGTAGCGACGCACGCGCTTGCGCTTGATCGTACGCTCACGCACCAGCACAGAGCCGATGGCTTCCAGCGTTTCTGCCAGCGTCTCGTCGTTCTCGAAATCGGACTCGAGGTATTTCTCCTCGCTGCCGTCCAGTGCCTGATAGACCATCTGCTTTTCGCTGGCCATCTCGACGCAGAAATACTTGGCCAGGTACACCACATCTGGTGTGTCCCAGTCGAAGAACGTCTCGTAGATTTCCTTCGGCCAGGTCGTCGGGTCGTCGTTGTACTCAGCGACATACGCGTCCCGCGTCATGCTGTACAGGATGAACGCATGGTTGGCGTCGGCCTTGTCCTGTCGCTTGGCCTGGAGGTCAAAGAACACGCTCGTGTCAGCGTCGTAGATCGGTTCGATCTTGATGCGCTGCCGGTCGTTGTCTGGGTCTTCCTCGTCTTCGTATTGCGTCGTCAGACACCAAGCCCCAAACCCGCCGCCGACAGCTTCCTCAAAAGCGTTGTCATACGCCTCGTTTGCGGTCGAGTCCTGCTCGTCTGCGCGAAACAGCTTGTTGCACACGTCAGACATCGCGGTCGAAGAACCATCTCGGCTCACGAAGTCAACCGTCACGCGATTGTTCCGGTACTCGTTGACCAGTCGCTGCACGGCCAAAGCAACCTTGTTGACTTGGAACTTCGGCTTGTTCTCGTACTGCTCTTCCAGCGGGCCTTCCCACTGCGCGCCGTCAATGCTGTAAAAGCGCCGGTCTTGCAGGCACTGCAACCGCTCGTTGCGGATGGCAGATTGGATGGCGTCGAACTCCCGCAATGCGCGGGCATGCACGTCGCGCAGGCGCTGGGTGTTGGAGATTCGTGGCATCCTGTATTCCCTCTTGCAAGTCCGCCCGGATTATGCTACCAACGGTTCATTGTTGGAATAGGCGTGAATGCGATCTGCCGCGTCACTGATCCAGCACGACGCACGCCTTCGCAGGCGTAGCGCAGGGCGTCGATAACGTGGTTGTTCGCATCTTGCAGCACTGGCAGGATCTTGCCGGTCAAAGGGTCAGTCTTGTAGCTGTAGAAGGTGAGTTCGTCGATCGTGTGCGTGCAGCGCGGATGCACAACGATGTCGTAGCTCTTCAGCCATTCAATTCCCTCGTTCACTGAGTCCTTGCCCTTGACCGCAGCCATGATCTTCGGGAAGCCGTGCTTACGCATGTGGCTGATGGTCTCGGGCCTCGAGGAGTCGGCCACCAAGGGCCAGCGCTCGGCCTCTGGCACTTGCATGAACAGGTCAGGGGTGTTCGTGATCTCGCACCCGACCATGTAGGCTTCATGGTCGATGTACAGCGTGCGGCCGATGATGTGGCAGCGCACCAGCACGGTCGGGTCGTTCGCAAAGCCCCAGTCCGCGCCGAGGCGGTGAATTGCGTCTGCGGGCGCGTCGAACTCTTCCACGCGCCAGTTGCGGAACACGCGGGCCGTGCTGTTTTGCAGGTAGCCGCCGCGCCAGACGTGCGCGTACTTGTCAGGATCGCGGGAGCGGTCGTACTCCATCTCCTGGCGCAGCACGTCGGGGAACCATGGGTTGTTGTCGAAGTTGACCTCGATCACTGTCGCATCAGGCGGCGGCTTCTCGCCGCGCAGCAGGGCATCCACAGGGTCGCTGGCCTGGCTCGGGTTCCATGTGAACCAAAGCTCAGAGCCTGGTTTTCGGATCGTCGGCCGCAGCAGGTCCAGGCTGCGCTGGGACAGGCTCTGCGCCTCTTCCACCCAGGCGCGGTCGTAGCCTTCCAACGATTTGATCGAGTCGGCCGTGTGGTTCTGCATGCCCTGGAAGATGATCATGCCGTCGCCGTGCTTGGACTTGATGACGGCCTCCTGCACCTCGAAATACGCGCCCGCGTTCATCTGTTCGATCTTCAGTTCAAGCAAGCGCTTGACCGACTGGGCCAGGCTCTTCTGCACCTCGCGCACGCAGACAGACCGGCTGGTCTGGTCCATGATGTGCGCCTCGATCATCAACTCGGCAAAGGTGTGGCTCTTGCCAGAGCCCCGTCCACCGAACGCGGCTTTGTAGCGGGCGGGTTGCAGTAGGGGCAGGGCCCATTCGGGGGTTTCTATGCGGAGGGTGGTCACTTCACCACCACCCTCTCAATCTTCTGAATTGCTAGCGGCCTATCAGGATCGCCGCTCAACTCCAGTTTGTCGCCGAATTTCTTGGGGGCGAGTTTGGATAGGAGCCATTTGCGGGTGTCGACTTGCAGTTTGTGCTTCTGCACGGCCGCCCAGTCCTTCTTTCCGTCAGGCAGCACACCAACATCAGAGTCGCTCAGGTCCAGAACTTCCTGAGCCATGCGCTCAATCAGGTTTTCGCGCGCACGCGCGTACCTTTTGCCCAGGTCGGCATCTTCATTCGCCCACTGCACGAAGGTCGACATCGGAACGCCTGCGGCCTCGCAGGCCTTGAAGCCGCTCAAGCCATCGCGCTCCATGCCCTCGAGCACCTTGATGGCCACGGCTTCGCGCTCGGGGCTTCCGGGTTTGGTCCTTGGTCTCATGTTCTCATTGTCCTTCAGAAATGATGCGCATGGTATTGCTGTACAGATTCGGCCTGTGGTCAGACATTGCCGCTAGGTCTTTGGTAAAGCCAAGTTGGCCAGTCTTTTTGTTTCTGGCAAACCAATAATTTGCTTTGCGTGGAACTCTTCCATTCGCAACAACTTTATATGTCAACCAATCGTTATTGTGTTCCTGATATTTGGAAAAGATGAACCATTCGGTATTGCTGTTTTCCTTGTCAACCCAAAAACCGCAGTTGCTCCATTCATCAGACTCAAACAACGAGTCTGGGTTTCCTGCGTAAGTCTTGTGCTTCATCTCTGTCGATCCTGCTTCTAAACCCTATGGCGATTAGAGCACAAGACACGAAGGAACGCAACCCGCATCAGGATCGGGACAGACGGGACACCCCTTCCCTAAAGGGGGTGTCACTGTCCTGTCCCAATTGTCCTGCTGTTTGCCACGGGACATTTGTCCCATTTGTCCTGTCCTTGTCCCATTTGTCCCACCCTCACTTCTCCCCCCTCCTGACCATCAGCGAGGCCCCTGTCGAGGCATCGCAGACCACCC